AATACAATTTTTTGGGAAACGAGCAAGAAAAAGTGCCGACTTCTCAGCCGACACTTCCCAACTTAATAAAAACAATCTTAACCTATGAAAAGAACCTACTTCAATTCTATGTATTCTGTATAGGTGATTTTGGTGTGCGGATTGGTGCTTGTTATTTCCTGTCGTATGGCTTTTGTACCCCAACGGAAAAACAAGAATTTCTTAGGCACACGGTGGACTATCTGAATGAGGGTGTCCTGTGATACCATATTGAGCGACACATCACGCCCTTTGAGTTCACCAAGTATATTTACCCACGCATCATGCCAACTGAAAGCCTTGAGGGTATCAACAGCACCATCACGATACACAATGCTGTCACGGACTTGTGTAATCACCTTTACCTCTGTTTCGGTTGCAGTGGTCATTGCGGATTGCAACCGCTTAACCTTTACCCCCAATTCTTCTGCTGTCTGGCACACTTGCTTGTAGTTGGCTTTCAGTTCGGAGTTGGTAAGTTCCAACTTTTGAACACTCGCAGCCGACTTGCCAGCCTCTGTTTTATAATAGGTGGCTTTCTGCATCAATGCCGTTTGGTTGGCGGTCAGCCTGTCGTTGTCCGTCTGTAAGGCTCTATTTCGGAGATACAGAGCCGAACACAGACAGACCAACACAACCATAGCGATAGTTACCCACTTTCTCATTTCGCCACATTGTTAATGTAGTCAATGATACCCTCAACGTGGAGTGTGGTTATTGCAGTCTTGCCCTCTTCTGAAAGCAAGAAGTCCACATCTTCCTTATTGTCTTGGAACAGGTTTTCAGTCAGAACTGCGGGACAGAGCGTATCACGGCAAATGGCAAGGTTTTGTGTGATGTACTTTTCGTTTGGCACAGCACGGTTGCCTTTCAAGCCAAGTTCAATAGCCTTGTTCCACAGACAGGCAGCAAGTCGTTTGCTGTTGGCAGAGGCATTAAGTCCGACATGAGCGGTAAAGCCTCTTGCACTATACCACTTGCCATCACTGCCAACGGCATTGTTGTGAATACTCACCACAAGCACATTCTTTGAGCCAACCTTGCGGCATATATCGTTCACTCTCTTGCATCGAATGGAAAGCGAAATGTCAAATTCTTCTGGCACTATGCGCTCAACATCGTAGCCTTTACACTTGAGGCATTTTTCTACACGCTTTGCAATCTCCCTTGCATAAGCGTATTCATGCAAACGACCATCGGGCGATTGCTTGCCCGTGGTGTTCACTCCATGCCCATTGTCAATTAAAATTTTAACCATAATATATAATCTGCTTAAAATGTTGTATAGTTCTGCATATAATTTTACGCAAAACTTGTATTTATGCGTTCAGCCGTTGGTAGAAGTCGGTTTTGATGTTGTCGTATGCGAGCTTCACGTTAGTGTAGGCACGGGCATTGTTTGCGCCATCCTCATTGTAAATCTCGCCCTCTACCACCTTTGCCACATCTTCAACCCAATCAGTGTTGCAATACTCGGATATTGGCTTACCTCTGTATGTGAATGGGTCAAAACGGCTGTTGCGGTCGTTATGGATAACTTGAAGTGATTTGCGTATCTTTATAGCTGTCGCTTCGTGGTCTATGATGTGGTTTTCCTCACGCACACGCTTGATAAGCCTACAAACTTGCTCAATGGATAGGTCAAAGGCAAAACCTGTGAGGTTGCGTATTCTTAACTGTGTTTCTGTACGCAACCCCTCGGAAATGTCCTGTAACATATCGTTCTGTGCGTTTGTGGTCTTGGCAAGCTCTTGGAGGCTCTCCTTATTGTCTTGCATCATTTGATTTATGATAGCCTTAAACCACTTGAATATTGCCACCATCATTGCAGCCGACAACAGCAAGAAGAAAGCAGCCGTAACCGCCATCATACCGAAATCGCTTATACCATGCGCAACGGTTGTTACATCTGTCGTGTTCATCGGCTTCTCCTGTTCTTGGTACGTTTGTAAAACTCAAAGTTTTCCCTATCTTCCTTGGTTATCTCACTTTTAGGCGAGAACACACGAAAACCGTACATATTGCCATAACTCACAACCTTAATGATTGCACGGAACGGATAATGTCGCTTGGGATTGCAAAACACCTCTTTCAGTTTCTTGCTGTCCGTGAAGAAAGCAGACCGATTGTAACCCTCCCCATAAGCGACAAGTGTACGGTCGCCATTTTCGGTTGCTCTGTTCTGCCAACCAGTGAACACCATTATCTGATTGACAACCGCATCCACAGATGTAAACTCACAATCGAAAAGGTCGCTGTTCTCGTTGGGGTCTTCAATGAAATCTTCTATCTCGTTCATAAGTCCATAGGAATGTTAAGGGTTTCACAATCGCTGTCTATCATCGTGCGGATTGCCAGACGGTCTTTCAAGAAATCCTCATAAGGTTTCTTTGCGGATTCATCCATCAAGCCAAGCGTAGCACTCTGATACTCGTTCACCAACTTGCTTTCGGTCTTAGCCGGGTACTTTGCAGTGATTAACGTGCTGAAAATGTTATCGGCTGTCTTGGGATATTCCACACGGAGGCTGTCGTACTGCCACATCTTGCCTGTCGGAGTTTCCCCCTCCTTGACTATGTGCGTACCGCCCATTTCGTCTGCTACTACATCCACTTCTTTTATGTTGTGATTGTAGAGAAATGTTCCCTGTCCGTTGTTGTAAGGGTCTATCACTTGCGGACGCTGTTCTGACAAAAGACCCATTGATAAAATGCTTGTGTCCATAGTTTGTAATTTTATTAAAGACATTCTTTTTGTGTACCTCGCTACATCTGCTTATCCAACCATATTCAGACGAAAAGAGGTGCTTTATATCACTCTCATCTTTAATAGGACATTTCTTAGCGATAATGGATGCCTTGCGGTAGAACTTCAACAATATGCTTTTTCTAAGCAATACGTTGTAATGGTTCTGCAAAAAGCCGACATAATCAATGCCTCTATCATCAACGGGGAATATCTGCCAATTTGCCTTATACTCCACTTTCAGCTCGGCAGCGAGATACAAGCCTGTCATGTCAAGCACATAGTGCAGTGCTTCCTTGCTCTCGCACAGGAAAACCATATCATCCATATAGCGGAAATAATACAGTTTCACTCCAAATCTGCGTAGGATGTAAGGTGCCAGAACTTCCTTAACCCAATGGTCAAAGAAAGCCAGATACAAGTTGGCTAAGTATTGGCTTGTGTAGTTCCCTATCGGCAACCCCTTGTCTTTACCGTTACTGTCAATTATCTTATCTAACAGGCGCAACATCTGAATATCCGCTATCGTGTACCTTATCACAATCTTCAATGCGGCATGGTCAATGTTATCATAGAACTTGCGGATGTCCGTTTTCAGACAATAGCGTGTTCCTTTCTTATCACGCATAAGCGCACTGCGCACATCAAGCATACACTTGTGTACACCACGCCCTTTGATGCAAGCGTAAGTGTTTTCAATGAATAGATGCGTCCAATGCTCGCCCAACACGTTTATCACGCAATGGTGAATGATGCGGTCGGGAAAGAATGGGGCAATCATCAAGACACGTTCCTTGGGGTCATGTATCTTTCTTTCCTTATACTTGCCGGGTACATACGTTTCATACGCCAACATTTCATACAATTCATCAAGCCTTTCGCAAATATGCTCATTGAAATCGTTAATCTCGCTGCGTTCACCTTTGCCGTGCTGTGCGTTGTATTGAGCCAGACACAAGTTTTCGTTTGTGTAGAGCAAGTGATATACGTTCTTCAACTTCTTACTTGGAGAACAAGCCAGCTTGCCTGTATCGCCAATGTAAAGACCGCAATCCTCAAAGTCGGAGTATTGATACAAATATGTATTTGCGTTCATCTACTATATGTGCCGTTAGTCTAATACAGAGCTTTCAATTTTCTTACTCGCACCGTGTTAATCACTATTTTTCTACCAAGAGGTAAAGTGTCGGCAGCTTCAGTATCTTATTTCTCAATTGAAACCAAACGGTAAAAGCGGAAGCCACTGTTCGCATTCGAGTTCGAGGAACGATTATTCGCATTCAGATAACCGAAACCCGCATTCGCACCATTATTCGCATGAGCAGACAGCAGGCAACCCCAAACTACCGACACTTAAAATATTTTGTTTTAATATTTCCTGTTTATTCTCTCACTCACTTTGCCCCGATTTTCGTTGCGCCGTGAACCGTTTTTGCAGTCTGTCAAAAACGGCACAAGCGGAAGCCACCGTACGCATACGAGTACGAGGAACGAAAAGTCGCAGTCAGAGAACCGAAACCCGCAGACGCACCAGTATTCGCAAGAGCAGACAGCAGGCAACCCCACCATCCACTTGCTGTTCTGCCCGGATGCCAGTAGTAATCACAAGCACCTTGATTGCTGCTACCACCTATTGCATCGGGGAAACAGATACCATTCGTTGAAATGGCGAAGTGTAGGATATAACCACTATCACGGGGCAAATCACACATTTCTTCATATCCATCTGGAACGGTTGTTGCGTTGTCTGAATGTGAGGTGAATTTTGTAGGGTCTTGGCACAGGTAAGCGATACTACGACCACCCTCTGTATCGGGGATATGCCGTATCAGCACATCATCAGCCAACAGCCAAAGATACTCAAAGGGTGCTTCAAGTCCACGGTAAGATGTTACATACACGGTCTTGTCGCCACCCGTCCAACCTTTGATTACATAAGGTATGCGTCCTGTATTGTTTCCGAGCGTTGCAGTAACTCCACAAGGCACGAATGGATTGTAACCACCCCATGTATTCCACTGACTACCATCAACAGCGGGACCACTGCCCAAACCGCCCTGTCTGAACCCGTCAGCGGTCAGCGTTTCGTTGTATGTGTCTTGGCAATGCAAAGAGGCATACTCTATGCGCTGTAACCATGCTATTTCTGTATATACACGATACACGCCAAGGTGAGTGCCATTCTTGCACAATGGTCTTGCTCCAGCCTTGCTGATAGATGTTCTTGGCATACCAAGCATAGAATGGTAAGTACCATCCCAAGCCGAATTAGAGCCGTTACCACCACGGAAACGTGCGGCATTGTCCGCCAACTTCAATATGCCCTCATCATCACGCAATAGTTCATCGCCATTCCATTGCAACCAACAGCCAGACACGGCAATGTTATTGTCACGGTCAATGGTAGCGCACCAAGGCGAACAAGTCTTGCGTGTCATTTCAACGAAGCCGGGCAAAGGATATTCTGAAATGCCATACGCCCACTTTGTACCCTCGAACTCAATACGCAAATAGTATTTGGGCTTCTCCAGCATCACGTTTCCATCCGTGCTGTCAATGGTAGCCTTTGCGCCCGAATCCTTTTTACGGCTGTCATTTTGGTGCAAGTAGTATTTAACAGAGCCGTCCGTGTTTTCCACGAAACGCCTCAACTTCTTCTGTATGGGTAACGTGCGGTGCAAGTCAAGGTTTCCAACCCTTGTGAGCTTGTAGTCCTTGCTTGTCAAGTCGCCTTGCACACCGTACCACATATCGTAAGGATATTGCGGTTTAGTGGAACCGCTGCCTAAAATAAGTCCCATACTCTTATACGATTTTGTTAGTTTGTTCACTCGCTCCCCAATATACCTCAAACTTCTGCAAGTCAATAGCGTTTGGGGAAATGTACGCTATCATTGCGGGTGTCCAATCGCCAATTGGCACAGGAAAGGCTCCACACTTTCTGTCACCAATAAGGCGGCAGTCAAGCAGCGTGTCGCTCAACATCGTGTTTTCCTTGCTACGGACATACACGGAGAACGGCACACCGCCCAAAGAGAAGCCCTTGGAAAGGTCGGAAATACGACCCTTGGCTATAATTCTTACATCTTCCATATTTACTTGGTAAATCTACACTGCAAAGGTAGTAAAAATGTGTCTAAGAAACACACTTTAAGGCATAAATCAGCAATATTTGGAGCATTTGCCCCAAAACACCGCCTAATATGGTGGCTAACAAGTCCAACCAATCCCATTTACCACCATAAGCTCTGTCCTTAAACTCCATGCCACAAGCCAATCCATCCCACGAATAAGACCGTGAGTAGAAAGGCACAAGGAATGGCATAAAGAAAGTGCTTTTGTCTGTTACTTTCTGTAATCCAATTCATAATGCCATTAAATTTGTTAGGTTCGTTTCAAGCGCATTGATTTGCGCTCGTTTCTCATTTCTATCTTCGTGCAATGCCTTGATGTCATAAGGCAATTCTTCACCGACAAGGGAGGCTTCATAACACTTGATAACTTGATAATCTGTTTCTGACAATTCAGCTTTGATAGCGTCAATCTCACCCTGTATCTTTGTCGTGTTCACAACCTTTTCATAGTTGAACGAGATACGGTTTCCATTGTCGTAAGGAACTAATCTAATGGTGTAATTATCATCATCGGATATAGTCTTACTTTCATCAATATCATCAACAGGCTTCCAATCAGAAGAAAGGTTCTGCACCTGTCCTTGCTCTACCTCCCTTGCTCTTAGAAAGCCATTCTCTATATATCCATATTTTGCCATAGCTTTATTGTTTTAGAACTTCCATCTTGATACTATCCAAGACTCTTTTTTTACACTATTAACATAGCCGATTGTAAAAACAAACATACCTCCTTGTCCCTCGCTAAATGCGTAATCCGTGTTTTCGGAAGAATCATCGTAAATATGATGCCCCGTCAATGGCTTAAATAGCAGCGAACCACTCCACCATTGCTTCACGAAAATTACCTGTCCTTCTTTGGGGTCTGATGGTAGATATACTGTTTCGGCATATCGTGAATAACCGATAACAAGACTATCATCACTACTTAGATATGATGAATGTCCAGACTTGCCATTTTCCGTAATACAAATTCGCCCCAGAGTAAGACCGCCAGCATACAAGTCGTAAAAGAAACCGCCATAAGCGGGTGCAGTACCGCTGTTATCCGCTCTGCCATAAACGCCAGCAACAATCGTTTCAACAGCATTTACCGCCCATTCTCGTTTTTTTACATTTGCGAATCCTAATCCAACTACTGCACCACGGTGGGTATATCCAGAGCTTAAAGGCATACCATCCGTACCAGCTATATTTGAAAATACGCCCGTAGGGGATATATAAGATACTGACGAACTGTTTTTCTTAGAGCGTACTTCGACAGTACCATTATTTAGACTTGCCTTAATATTTGCACCATATACACCTTGGTATTCAGACATAACATTATCACCGCCATTATTCGATGTTTCAAGCAGTATTTCACCACCTTTCGCATCAAGTGTTATCTTATTTCCCTGTTCAAGCGTTGATACTATTTTGCCTTTGCTGATAAACCAATCTCCAATGTTAGCACCCTCTGCCAAAAGCAAATTGGTTGCTATGCTTTCAAACTGCGCACCAAAATTATTCCACTTTGATGTGTTCGTTGGAGCAACATTGTAGAACTCACCCGCATCAATACGAGCAATGTAGTATGTGCCATTGTACTTGACTGCATCAACACGATACTGATTGCCGTAATATGTCTTGCTGCTATCGTACACGCCACGATACACCATAGCTGGGCTTTTACCATTCTCACCATCCTTGCCATCATAAGGGGTTATACGCACAGGTTCACTCCAATTGGTGAGCAACGCACCCGTTGCGCTTTTCTTGGCAACAATCATCCAAAGATATTCAAGTGTTCCAACAGTCGGCTGTGTAGTTGTCCAACCGCTCGGCTCTGCATCAGTCTTAACCAATGCGGGCGCACTGTTGCGTGAGCCGTTCTTGGCAAACCCGTACTCTTGGTAGTCGGGGCGATTGTCGTTTGAATTTGCATCATAGGCAGTTGCCACCTTGCCAAGTTCCAACTTTGGCATACAGATATAGAGATATTGCGAGTTGCCCTCAATTATGATTGGTTGCAAGCGGAACAACACATATTCAGTATCGGCAAAACTTGCCTTTGTCTTGAATGTTATAGTATGTTTTTTCCATGCCGTGTATGTCGGATAATCAACAACACAATCCGCACCAATAGTATTGTTGTATTGTACACCATCCACAAACACCTTGGTTGTATCAATGGCACTTGGGAATACATAGGTGCTGAATATTGTACCGCCTGTTTCAAGTATGCGCACCCAATTAAGGGTTGCTTTGCCTGTGCGTGGGTCTGTACTGTCATACAAGTATGCCGCAAAATGATACACACCATCAGCGGGTACATCGTCAAACGAAATGGAGACTGTCGTGTTATAGGTATTGCTGACAGAAATTTCCTTTTGCCATTTCCATCCGTCTTGCCATATAAAGCACCTTAATTCCTTTCCGTCTGATTTAGCTTGCGCATCAATGCGTCCATTGAATGAGAATGTGTACTTGCGCCCACTTCTTAGATACAATGTGCGCTGTGCAAAGCCGTATGCGCTGCTTGTTTCGTTCACGGTCAATGTTTTAGTTCCACACTTTGCCCAGAATGAAAGAGTGTACCATGTCGAAGGCTTTAACTTCTTAGTGGTCGAGGACTGCAACACTTGGCGCAACACTTCTTTATACACGCTTTCATCATTCCGCTTAGTGTTTGCATCATAGAAACAATTATGTCCGTCCACACCGCTTGTATTGATGTGGGTAATGCTTGTATCTATGCCACTACCACCATTATTGCGAGAAACGACATCCCATTTATCCAGCCTATCCATGCTTTCAAACTCTGTCTGTTCAAGCAGATTGGGATTCCATACAACGTAATTGTTCCACAAGGTAGGCTCGGAGAAAGACCCCCATTTGCCATTTGTCTTGTGTCTTATAGACACCCATTCAAAAGGATAGTCTGCCGACACACCGCTTGGTTCATCAGTCCAACCCGTAGGTACATATTCGTCAGCAGTGGAACTTACCAAAATTGCATCGGGTGCTGTTTCTACCTCTGTACGCTTGAATACATATTCAGTACCATCGCCATCCGTACCCTTATCACCCCATTTCGCCCAAATGACAGGCGTACTGAAAGCCGACCAAGTATCAGTACCGCTTGGTTTGGTTCTTACACATACCCACTCGTATTTGTACGTTTCGGTTATTCCTTGTGGGTTGTCAGTCCAACCCGTAGGCACATAATCATCAGTATTCACGGATGTTGGTTTACTTGGTGTACTGCCTGTATTGCGCAAATAGATAAACTCTATATCCGTACCGTCAGCACCCTTTGCACCATCCTTGCCAGATATGCGTATCGGTGCAGTCCATGAGCCAAACCGCCCTGTATTCGGGTTGTATATGGCTTGCGACATATACAGATATAGCGTATCTGTCGGTGTTGGTGGCTTGATAGTCCATGCCGTTTGCCCTACCAAGGCAGAGGGTGTGGTGAATGTAGGTGTGCTTGGAGTTGTTGATGCAAGCGTGTAGATGAAATAGAACACAGAGCCATTGTTTCCACTGTTGCCTTTCTCACCCGAAATTCTTACAGGCGTACTCCAATTTGTTTTGAGCGTTCCATCTGCATTTATTTCTGCTTGCGACATCCAAAGATAATCGCCTGTTGCAAGTGTTGGCGGTTCATCACTCCATCCGCTTGGGTTGCGCTCTGTAACCGTTATTGCGGGAAATGATGTGCTTGATGTGTTCTTGGCATACTTGAAATCAGTATAAGCACCATCCACACCATCCTCTGCCGTGGTCTGTACAGGCTCGCTCCACGTTCCAGCCTTGCCTGTTACGCCATTGATTGTAGCCTTTGACATCCACCACTTGCCTGTTGCGCTTGGTGTGTCGCTCCAGCCATCGGGGATAGGTGCAGTAGATGTGGGCGTTGTAGGTTTCGTATCGCTTTCCTTAAAGACAAAGCTCACCCAATCGCCATTGTTTCCGCTAATGCCGTCAGCACCTTGTGCTACAATCGCCCAATAGGTTGAATTGGTTGGCAAGTTACCCTTGGTAGGTGTGGGGTGTATGTAGCGATAGGTACACGTTGCGCCATTGCTTGTATAAGCCACTTCATCACTCGTGTAGTAGATGTAATCCTTATTCCACACTCCACGATAAACGCCCAACGGCACAACATCACCGCTGCCACTTGCCACGCTAACATTCTTCAATGTCAGACGGCTTTTTGCCGACACGTTCCAATCAATAGAACTTGTGCTGTCACCAATGCGGAACTTGTTGCCGTCCAAATCCAAGTAGCACTCGCCATCACTCGTAATGATGCGCCCAGTTGTGATAGTGTTGCCATTGATGCGAGTAAAGCCGTATGTGGTCTGAAAATCTCTGAAATTATCATCTGCATACAGGCTTGATACTATGCCAACTTGGAAATAGTAATTGTTGGGGTCGCTCGTAGGCTCAAACTTCAATTGCTCTTGGGTAAGATACCACACACCGTTTTCACTGCTCTTTGAACACTTGGCAAACAGATAGTAACCGCCTGTGCTTTGCAGTTTGAACGAGGCTTCATTCATCTGCCAGTTCCTAATCTTGTCGTTGTCAATGGTGAGGTGCGAGAGTATGCCAGCCGTTGCGACAAACATATTCGGATTGCCCCCAAAGTTGGCTTGCAACACACATCCCGACAAAACAAACTGTTGGCTCTTTGCTCCAACAGTCAGCATATTTGTGTCAATGGATTTTGGCTTGATGTTGTCCGTGTCAAAATATCCGTCCGTGTCATAGACCATGTTACGCAAATCCTCTGTGGTTCTCCATCCTCGCCTTGCTTTATTCAAATCACGGAGGCGGTTGTTGTTTATGATGTTTTCATGCTCAATGACAGTAAGCACGGTTTGCGCCTGTATAGACACGGCTGTTGTGTCTGCCAAAGTGATTTGGTAGTCCTGTTCCAACAAAAGGTTGCGTGTTACTTTCTGTATGCGCATTTGTTTCTCAATGCCAAAACGTGTGTCCTTAACAGGCACATAATCGCCCACCTCAAACACGCTTGTATCGGTATCACGGCTTAGTTGTTGGAGAAAGTAGAGCCTATCCAATGTCAGCGTGTATTGAGCCTTTGCCTGTGTCGCTGTCTTGAAATCTTCCATTGCAGCATACCACAACGCCTCTTCTGCCTTTTGCTCGTAGCTTTCGGGCAGATATATGTCGGTTATCTTGTAGGTGTTTCCGACCTCAATTTTGTAAGCGTCCTGTGTTTCAGTGGATGGAATGGTCAAACCTCTATTATCCGTGAATGGGATAATGCGGAATTTCTTTGTTTCGTGGTTGTAGCCACCTTTCGCCTCAAGCTCAAACTGTTGCCCAGCCAACCGCCCAGAAGTGAATGTTATCTTTGCGCTCGTTCCGTCCACAAGGTACACCGTGCCTTTATCGTCTTTCTTGTTAAGGTCGAAGTCCATTGTATCATCAATGAAAGCGCAAATATCATCAGCCACAACAGCCGTAACGGTTCCCGTGCGTGTGGGGTAGATGTTATCGTAGGTCTTTACATCTTCCTCACTGCCTATCTTATCACGAAGTTCTGCATCCTCAATGTAGCGTTTTGCATCGTCAGCAATGCCGATTGTTTCAGAACCCACCTTTACAACCGTTCCGTCTGAAAGGGTATGCTCGTACTGGTTCTTTCGCTGTGGGTACGGCAATTGCAGTCGCTCCGAATACTCCCTGTAATTGCTCCGAATGTTGGTTGTACCACCCTCTGCCCACAGACGGGTTATAATGGCTTTATCGTCTATCTTCTGTTCTTTGAGGTTGTACAATCCGTTACCCTTGCCCCATTCAAAGAAATCAGCACCGCTTGGAGGATTGATACGCTTGCCGAACTTGCCTATATGGATAGTGCGCACACCCTTGTCTTGGGTTATCTGAAACTCCAAGTTGAACTGCTCGCTGTTGCAAAGGGTCTGCAATGCCTGCAAACAGTTCACGCCCGAAAACTGAATAGTCTTAGCCTCCGTGTCGGGGCAGTTATCCACATCGAACTTCCACAACCCTGGATAATCCCTTTCCATGTTGTAGATAAGGACTTGCACAAATTCCTTGATTGTATAGGTCAAGTCAAATGTGCTTTTGTCGCTCTTGCCGTACTTGTCGCAATTGCGGTAGATAGTTTTCATAAGGTCGTACATCACGCCATAGAATACAGGCTCGTAGTTGTAATAACCCTCTGAAACAACCTCACGGGTTGTTGTGGCTCTGATACTATATTCCTTGCCACCAATGGTTATCTTATCTCCTTTGGCGAATGACAACCAATTGGCGGAAACGATTTTGAGCGAAATGTAATCATCGCCCATTAAGGAACTTGTGAGTGTAGCCTCTTTGACGAAACAAAACGGCTCGTTTGTGTTGAGCTGTATTGTTTCGCCATTGCGCTTTGTTATTTGAGTAATTCCCATACTACAATATCGTTTGTTTCAAAACTTTCAATATCTTCAATCACGCCAGCAACAATGATGTCATACTCGCCAGCAAGTGCATAGGTGTGTTCTACGGTTGTTTCGTTGCCACTCACATTGAATGTGTGTGTTCCGTCACCCCAATAGATGTTGAGCAACTTTGTGGATGTAACCTTTATCGTTGCCTTGGAATTGTCGCTTGCCGATATGTGGCGCAACACACGTTTTACGGGTTCATCTTCTATGAGTTTCATTTTGAACGTGCCAACCATAAGGTCATTGTTGTACTGCCCCCATGTCTTTGTCATGTCGGTTTCATCATACAAGCCTACCTCATAGACCAATGGCTTTGCCTTTCCGTCATACTCCACGGTCAAACGGTGTGTGCCGTCCCCATCGAACAATGACATAAAGCGGTTAGTCCATTCCACAAATGCGCTGCGACCGCTTGCCTCAAGGAAACAATCAAGCGTAATGGTGCGCTCCTTATAGCGTTTTCTGTTTCTGTCACGCACAATGCCGTGGTAGTTGTCCCAATCCACTTGCAATGCGTCTTTCTGTGCAAGGCGACCGACCAAGCCAGTAGAGCCAGACACATACACGCCATAGTCCTTGAAATTCACACCGTCAATGTAGTATTCCACATCGTTGTCTGCCTGTATTTCCAACAGGTCTTTTTCGGTCTTTGCCACATTGTACACTTTCAACTCGTCAATGTTTGCAGTCGTTGTAAGCAGTTCGTCAGTGCAAAGGCTCAAGCCCTGTGGTGTACCACCAAGCGAGGCTGTATAGACACAAGCCGAATCTATGTACACTCTGAATGTGTCGCTGTCACGCACAAAGGCGATAAAGTACCATTGGTTAGGCGCAACATCAATCCATTTTTCACGATAGTTATCTACACCAAGTAAATTTACCACCCAACCGATACGGCTTTGTGTTGTCATTACATAGGCAGACACCGTGAAGTTTCCGCTAAAAGGAATGGCTTTTGCGGTCAGACACTCACCGCCATTCAAAGCAAGTGCCTTGCCTGTCTTGGCGTTCTTGGTGAATGTTGCCCCGTCTGAAAGTGTCGCATCAGCACGGCTTGCCGAATAGTCGTAAGCCTTATTGCCATCGGGGTCGTCAAATGGCAAGTAAAGTATCAAGTTCTTATCTACCATATCAGTATGTAGTTTTATTGTTATAGTTCACGATTACACAATTTGGCTTTTCACCGTCCACGAAGTCTATTTGTGGAGTGCTGCCATACACATTGAGGATAACGCTTGCATCATCACCGACAACCGACAGGTGTACTTTGGTTTGGTCGAACAAATCTATTGTCAAAACGGCATGGTCAGACACATTTACGGCTATTTCGCTTGTGTGGCGCACATACAGGCGTGAAACACTATATCCGTCATACTCCAACATACCCCTACAAGCACCATTAAGCACCAAATCTGCCTTGTTTGCGAGTATGGGCATATCTTCATCAATATAGACACCGTAAGGCTCGCTGTTGCCCTTAAAATGCGTCCTAAGAAAATCAAGCGTGGGGTAATCCTCACAAATGCAAAAGTCAATGCCCTTGATGTAGAGCTTTACCAATGCCTCCGTGTCTAAGTTGCCCCTCAATTTCATCTGCCAAAGGCGGCACAGACCTTTCTCTGTGCCATCCTTTCTAAGTTGTTCTACCAGTTCCATATTACGAAATGCCTTGTGATAGTAATGAATTGTCCTTTGTTTCTATGCGTTTAAGCGTGCTTTCAATGTTTTGCAGTCGTTCAGCCGACAAAGCCGTGTTTCTCGCTATCTCCGACTGTTGCAACAACTGTTCACGCATTATGCTTGTCTGTTCACCTTGGTTAATGATGAAAGCATTGAGCCTACCAGCAATCACACCGCCTGTTTCCTCACTCATTGAGGTTACGGCTCCCGTCAGTGGGTCGCTTGCCACATCATCAACATCTTTTATCCAATCGCCCACTGCTTCCAAGCCTTGCTTGAATTTCTCGCCCGCTGCGTTGGCTTGGCGTTCAAACTCTTTCTTTTCCTCGTCTGTCAATACTCCATCTTCCATCGCCTTGCCCAGATACTCAACCGCATCATTGATACCCTTTGCAAGGAAATTTCGTTTGAGAGCCTCAACCACAGCGTTTTTAAGCACTTTCTTTGTCGTTTCTCCCAAAGCCTTTGCCGCATCCTCACCAGAGCAATACGCATCCACTATTGCATCCGCAAACTCATCAATGGCACTCTTTACATCAGTGCCAGCGAATGTTTCCATCATCTGTTGGTCTAAATCCTCGATTTGCTGATTTATTTCCTCAATCTGATTTTCCCATTCTTTGATTTTGTTGTTATCGGTTTTCTTCTTGCTCTTTTCTGCCTGTATCTGTTGGCGCATAAGTTCCTGTTGCTCTCGCAATGATTCCTTTTGCGATTGCCACAAAGCAAGCATATCACCGCCCTCCTTAGCTTTGTTAAGTTGGGCATTGAGCTGCTTTATCTGTGTAGTCAGCTTGGCATACTGTGCGAAGTTCCACGCTTTCTTTGCTACCTCACGTTGTTTCTCCAATGCTGCGATTTGGTCTTTGATAGCCTGTATATTCTTTTCGTAGCCTTGGCGTTGCTCATCATTGAATACCCAATAGGTATTATTGAAAGCTCGCTCCAAACGTGAATAGGCTGTTTGCAAGTTGTCTATCTGCTTCTGTAAGTTCTGTATTCGCTTTTCGTACTTTTTATCGTGCAACTTAGCGAATATACCAACCACAGAAGTAATAGAGGAAACCATGCCCGTTATACCGCCCAAGATGTCACCGCTCATAAACTTGCCGACAGAAGCAGCAGCATTGCCCAACTGCCCCATGAGGTCTATTGCAGTACCCAAGCCGTCAGCCACACCATCCATACCTAACGCATCAAACATTGATTGCAATGACGAAGCGCAATCCGTGCTTATGCTCGTTACTTTCTGAATGGAGTTGGTAATGCCTTGTGCTGCCGACTTGACATCTTTCTTGGCTTCATCAACACTTTTTTGAGTTCCCTTGCCGCTTGCAAGGTCTGCCTCGGCTTTCCTTAGTTTCTTCTTAGCCGCCAGATAATCATTGAAGAACGTGCCAAGTGCCTTGAACGGATTAAGTTCTTGAATACGGTTCTTAGCTTGGTTCAGACTATCAATGACAGCCTTGTAATCAACAGGGCTTAGTTTGAGGTTGCCAGCATTGAGTTGTTTCTGTATGTCACTTATCAGCTTTTGTATTTGAGCGACAGTAAGCGTGTCAATGTCTGTAAAGAGGTTTTTCCAACTTTCAGACTGTTGTAAGAATGACATATTGAGAGCCGACAATGCCTCTTGTTCTGCTTTGTTGATTTGTGCCAGACGCTCTGCATCGCCCATTTTCTCGGCTTGGATGCGAAGTAAAGCGTACTGTGTGGTGATAGACTGCCTTTGTTCCTCAAAGGTGCGGTAATCATCAAGCACGGTCTTTTGCAGTTCCTTTTGCAATTCTGCGTCCTGTTGCGACAGGCTAAGGCTTGCCTCTGCCCGTTCATCAGTGCTGACAATTCCGCTTTCGCCATTCTCCAACTTTTCTTTGGCTTTGGCTACGGCTTCAATCTTTTCGGCAAGAGTTTGGCACTGACCGATAGAATCACTAACTTGCTGCTTGAACTTTTCAAGTGCTGTGGTTTCACCGTTCAACTCGCCTTTCTGTGTGTTAAGCGATATAAGGTAATTGCCCTCACCCTCGGTTAGAGTGCCGTTCTTACGCTTTTCTTCAAGTTTGGATATTTCATTTTCAACATATTGTTTGTAGGAATTACCATCAGCAAGCAACTTTTCAAATTGCTTGTCGGCTACTTCCTTGCCCATATTCTGCACCCAACGGAAATATAGCTGATATTGCTTTTTCTTATAGTCAAGCTCACCCTCAAACAACTTGTTTTGCGATTGGGTGTAACTTGTGTTTTCGATATTGCGCCTTTCTTGGAAATTCGCCTTTTCGTCAGAAGTAAGACCACCCTTGCCCGCTTTCTTTCGTGCATCGGCAAGTTCCTTTTCTTCTTTATCTATCTGTTGGAGGGATTGCTTGTGCTGCAAGTCAAGTTGTGCCTTGCGTTTCTCATATCCCTCTTCCATGACTGCAATTCTCGCCTCTTCAAGCCGTCTGTCAGCCTCAAGTTGCTTTTGTTTGAGGTTATCCGCATTGCGTTGTGCATCATTTGCACCACTACGGCTACGACTGCCACCACTTCCCTTGCGGTTCTTGCCAGTAGCATTATCCAAGCGTGTCTGTAAGCGTGTTATCTGATTGTTGTAATCGTTCCATGCCTTACTACCAAGTTGCGCCTCACTCCTAAGTTTTTTGAGGTTCTGAATTTCCGCACCGATACCACTTTCTGTATTCAAGTCGTTCTGTTGCTTGTTTATCTCTTTGTTCACCTCTCGTAAGAGGGAAAGTGCATCCTCAAAGCCATAGGTCTTGCAATCAATCGTTACCTCTTTGCCGTTAAGATTATTGGCGAGTTCATGTAATTCTTCAAGGCTCATTTTTGTAATATCCACATTGGTAGTGTCCTTTGGAGCAAGGAAATTATCCAAGTTCTGATTTACCAAGTCAATTGCAGAATTGAACGTGCGCACATCCCTAACCTCATTGTCGAGGTATTCTTTCAGTTGGGATGCAAAGGCTTCCATTTCTTTGTCGGTTGCGTGTGTGCCAGCCTTTGTGCCAGCAACAACATTATTCACAATCTCGTTATACTTCCTTGTGAAATCATCGCCCGACAGGGTAGCCAATTCTTTTGCACCAGCCTCCACCAAACTACGCACAGCTTCCCTTATTTCGGGTGCCATGTTTTGTATGTTTTCGGCTGCTTTGGTTACATACACCTTAACCTCTCCACCCATACCATTATCTACCGTGTGGTACTTGTCGGTTTTATATTCCGCATAGTTCAAGCGTGTATCAAACGAATCATAGTTCTTGTTACTATTTTCGTTCAACTTATTCATTTCTTCTTCTGTGCGCTTTGCCTTTATCTTTTCTGCGGTCGTGGCTTGGATTGCATCTTTGACTTCCAAGTATTTTTTGCGTTGCTGTTCCAACGTGTCATTTTCTTCAAGCAACGTGGAATTATACTCTTTGCACACTTCATTGATTTTCTCCACCATTTCCTTGTGTGTCTTGCTGTCTTTATTGGAGCGTGAAAGAATGGCAAAGTACAAATCCAACTTATCCGTTACCTTCTTGGTGCTATCCTCAAACTCATTCATCGTGTCCTTTTCTTCTTCGGTCTTTTTGCCGAATAGCGTAAAGGCACTGATAAGCAAGCCTACAATGGAAAGTATTGCACCAAGCGGATTTGCAGCCATTGTTGCCCACAATGCTTTTAGTCCAGCCGACAACTTTGTGGTTGCCACTGAAAGAATGTTTGTCGCTACGGTCTGTGCTGTCTTTGCGCCTGTGTCAGCAATAGAAACCGTGCGAGCTTGGAGTGTTGCTGCTGTTTCAAGTTGTTTCTTCTTTGTATAGAAATCTGTCTGTGCGGCAAGTGCTGCCTTGCGTGTGGCTGATTGCGCATCCACCGCTGCATCAAGTTTCTTTTGTGCGGTTGCAATGGTTGTCGCATTGCCCGACTGTTGCGCCCAATATACCTCATATCGTGCTGCCTCGGTTGCTTGTGTAGCTGCAATAGCCTTGGCTTTGGCTGCTTCTACGCTCTGTGCTGCTGCCCTTACATCGCTACGCATAGCCTCAACCGTTTGCGCTTGGTTGGCTGCTTTGGCTTGTGCCTCTTGCATTATGGCGGCTCTATACGCTGCGCTCTTGGCTGTGTAGTCTTGCTTTGACAAAGCCAAGCGTTGCTCTGCTGTCATAACACCAACGGCTGCTGCCTCGTAACCTTGGCTTGAGGCTGTCAGATTGAGGTTGGAGAGATATTCTTGCTGTTGTGCTGTCAGTAGGCTTTGAATGGCTGCTATACGCATTTGCTTGGTTACTGCTGCCTTTTCCTCGGCTGTCAGTGTGGTTTCAAGTGCTGCGTAATTGGCTTGCTCTGCTGCTGCCATTGCCTTTTTCTGATTGATAACCTCACCGCTCAATGCCGATTGCGCTTTCATCAAGGCAAGCTGTGCTGTCTTTGCGGCATTGTCAAGCACGGTTATTCCAGTGTAACCCTTGGTGGCTACACTTGCAAGCACGGTAGCGGCTTTCACAGAACCGTAAGCAATGGCTACTGATTTGAGTATGCGCACAACATCATCCATGTGTTCAACAACGTATGTTGCGCCCTGTATGCCAGCCGAAAGCGCACCCTCGGTTTGCTCACCGAAACTATTAAGCGCACTGTCCCAAGCATCCTCCAAGTTTGCAATCTGTCCTGTCAGCGAAGAACTTTGTTTCTCCATGAGCTGATAGAATTGACCGCCCGCATTTGTCATTTTGTTTAGGACTTCCTCAACATCTGGAAATCCTATTTTGCCAGCCGATACCATAGCGTTTATGTTGTCGGCTGTTGTGTGGTACTTTTCTGCAAGTTCTTTTACAAGTGGAATACCACGACCCGTAAACTGCCTTACATCCTGTGCGTACAAGCGTCCCTGTACCATTGTCGTACCATACAGATAGACTATATCGTTAAGCGGAATGGAAAGACCACTTGCAATGTTACCAAGCCTTACAAGCGTGTCGTTCACCTTGTCGGCACTCACACCATAGGCTAACAATTGCTTTGCACCCTCGGCAACTCCCATGAGGTCGAAAGGCGTTTTTGCAGCCGTATCTACCATCTGTTGCATCAAGTCAGTAGCCTTGGCTGTGCTGCCTAACATCGTACCAAAGGCAAGTTCTAACTGTTGGAACTGACCACGGACAGACACAATGCTACTGACAAGATTATTCATACCTTGCCCTATCAGATAGTAGGAAATGTATTGTCCCGCCTTTTCTGCCATCTGCTGAAAGGAATCCTCAACGGCTGCTGCCTCTTGTGCTGCCGTGTTGGAAAAGTCCTTTATGTGCCGTTCCATTGTCGCTGCCGACACGTTGAAATCGTCTATGTCAAGTGTAGCCTTAAAGCCTAATCCACCGCCTATATTCTCCATTTATAACATTCCTTTGATATAGTTCTTAATATCTTCTTTCGTTTTCAATTCGTGGTGTTCAATCTTACTTTCATCAATGACATTGCCGTTTTCGTCTGTTGGCAATTCCTTTGTGCGTGGTGCATCCGCTATCATCAGTTGCACATTGAGCCACGAAATACCCCAAAGCAAGTAATCATAAGTCCACCCATAACTGCGCATGAGTTCGCCACGATTACCCCAAGGACTGTTTAATCCTGTTACTCTATCCGCTCCGCTTCGGGGTTTGGTTTTGTCGTTCCGACTTCCCGTATCAATCGAATAGAGGTCGTAAAACCCGCTGGGTTCATCATTTGGCTAATAATGGCTGTGAGTTTCTGCAACCGTGCAACAGTCAAGTGTTCCAAGAAGAACTTTGATAGCTCCTTAACCGCTTTGTTGGTCTTGTCGGTAACACTTGCATCATTGATTACTGCAACGGCTGCTATTTCTGCCATCTGCCTTGTGTACTTGAATAGTCGTTTGCTTTCCTGTATCGGCTGTTCCTGTATGGTCTTTTCGTCATACTCAATGCCTATGTACATTTGGCGCAAACGGTCTATTGTGCCAAGGTATAGCGGTTTTACATTGAATTGGCGCATATACACTTCTTTCATGCGCTCTGTTTCCACATCGGGAATTTCAACAATAGACACATTCCAATCTTTAGGAATACGCTTATCGTGCCATACCTTAGTGCATTTCGGAAACAGGCGTTTTCGGAGATTGAACCACTTGGAGGGTTTTACTGGGTAAATCTTCAATGGCACGGAAAACTTGCATCCCATTTGTAGCAAGGCTTGCAATGCGTTTTCTTCTATCTCTAAACGCTGTTCTTTTGTAAGTTCTTTCTGTTCTTGATTGTCTGCCATAGCTTGTAAAAGTAAACAAGCCCCCTAACCATTTTAGGGAAAGGAGGCTTGAATTGGTAAGTTGTTCTGTTGTGTTAGCTTGTCTTGGTCGGGTCTGTGATAGACTCATCAACCGTGAGCTGGTCTTGAAACTTGATTTTCATCGGGCAAAGACAGATACCCTTTGAAGAATAGGTAATCTCGAAAGAGGGAATGATGCAAGCGTTGGGACAACCAACAAAAAGACCCTCCTCTGGCTGAAGCCATATTGCCCATTCCTTGTAAACAGGCTTGCGTGGACGCAACCATTTACGCTTTGGCTTTGTACCCGACACCGTGCCACCGAAATAACGTGCCATCAAGTCCATATCCGGGTCCATGAGCGTAAGCTCAACGGTAGTAACGTAATCGCCCATAAGGGTAATCACCTTGTTTGAGGTTTCAGACTTGTGTTCCGTGGTTTCCACATCATCGTCTTTCAACGTACAAGTGTCTTGGTACACATCGCCCAAATCAAGCCAAGTGTTGCCGTTTGCGGGCATGACACCTGCTGTTGTTCCTGCTGGGGCAATATAGATTTTCTTTAACCCCATTGTAGAAAGTATTGGCATAACTTATAAAATTTAATTGTTCGACTTCTTCTCTCTGACAACAATATCCAAGGAAAACGACACAAAATGCTCATTGTGGTTTGGCTCTTGCATAGGTGGATTGATAAGACCAATCACCCAATTGTAGCCGCAACCATGCTCATAATGGTTTTGCAGTATCTCCATTGCCTTTTTGCGCAATTCTATGAGCCTTGCAAAATTGGTATGGAAAAGAGCCTTGCCACATCCCACGCCTTGCGGAATGTCTGGCACATGAATATTGACATTGATACTACCATTACGCACAGACCCCTCGCCATCAATAGACCTTGGCACTATAATAATGCCCTCCTTGGAGTAGTCCTTTCTTTGGTAGTCGGGATTTTCTGCATAGTCGGTGTTTATCCCCATGCCGTCAATCAGCATTTGGCGCACCTTGATTGCAATTTCTTCTGTCGTTATCATAATACATTGCCAAATAGTTCATCTGCTTTTCTTTTCGCTTTATCCATGAGCATTTGCATCGCCTTTGGAAAGTCTGTTCTCGCTTTGAGTTCTGCGGGCAGAATGACATTGTAACCCCTCGCTTCGACATAGGCGGCATAGTTCATACCAGCCACAATGATAAGTGTGAAAGAGTTTGTAAGGTTTTCAGCCATTTTCATAGCCACCTTTAGCGCATTGTCTGCGCCCTCTCCCTGTTGGATAGCACCACCAAAGAAAACTATATCACTACCTCGCACTATTGCGTAGCCTATTGAGTTGGTGAGGTTGCCTGTTCTGTCTGTGTAATTATGCTTATCCTTGGCATACTTGGTGAGTTCTTCCCCCAAGTCTTTCAACAGGAATAAGGCTGCTTGCTCCAATCGTTCTTGGAACTTTCGGACTTGTGCGCCTATTGCATCATCACCAAACATCGGAGTTATCCCCATACCTCAATATATTTGCGGTTCATATCATCAATGCCCAACACGGAAAATTCGTCAGTCGTTCCGCTTTCGCTTGTTACTCGCACGGTGCAACCGATAGCCAACTCACCATTGAAGTATTTAGGGATAAACACATCATAGTTGTAGGCGTATGTCTGTCCGTCCGTGCCAACGACTTGCTTTGCGGGGATTGATTTGTCAATCTGACATTCACAGCCTTTCAAAAAGGGTGTATCGTCAGCACTGACAACAAAGCCTGTTGTCGGGTCTGTCTGCACGTTCCCAATAGGCTTGTATTCAAAAGTTCCGTTTATTCTCATAGTTACCACAGATTAGAGCCGTCAGTAATGGTTGGCACTTCATCGAAATTTTCCAAGTCCAAACCGTTCTCACTGCAAATAGCCTTGATGCGCTTACGCAACATATCCACGTTGTAGCCTTGTGAGGATTTTCCGAGGCTATCGCTACTAAGCACCACCATTTGGGATAACACCTTTACGGCTGCTTGTGCGACAATCCTTTTATCCGTTGTAGGGTCGTAGGGCGTTTCTGTGTCGCTCACTCCAACATCGGATAAGGCTTTCATCATAGACAGCTTGCTTGGCACATAAGGCTCAATTTCAGCGGTCAGTGCTTGGAATTTCGTTAGTTCCATATACTGTTACTCTGTTATGTTGTTGTCATTCTCGTTAAGGTATTCGGCAAGTTTCTGTGCCTGTTCCTCTGTCAGATTGCCAAGAGCCTTTGCAACACCACGTTCTTTTGCGTTGGATGCAAGGCTTACACCGATAAGTGTAAGACCCTCTTTCAATGTGTCAAGCGGATAAACCTTACCGTTATAATCTACAACACCTTTGACAACATTTGCATCATCTTTGTGTGCATTATCATCATCAGCGTTGTTGTCATTCTCGTTAGGTGTATCAGACAGGGAAACAATGGCGCAAAAGCCACCGCCAACAAGGGCATTGATACGCTCCACATCAGTAGAGTGTACCAAATCGCCTTTGTTCATAACCTTGTTTTCAACCTTGCCGTGAAATGGCTTGATAACTTTCAGTTCCATACACGAAAAGGTTAGAGTGAAACAAGGGTTGTGTTAGCCTCGTAAGCAGCCTTTGTGGTATAGTAAGGCGTTACACCGTTTTCATCGGCTTTAACAACCTTTTCCTTGATACCACGCACCTGTGCGCAAACAATCTGCCCCATCTCTGTAATGAGCGGTAACAGGCGAGCTGCGCCCTCTGTGTACTCGCCAGCGGTCTGTCCTGTGGATGCACCTGTGCGCCACTTGGAAATGCGAATACCATTGCCAGCGTTGATGTAGTCCACGTTGTCCTCTTCGATAAGCTCACTATCTTCAATGGCGGGCTGTATCTCACCAATGACACCAGCGGGTTTGATAGCGATAAAGTTAGGATTCCACGGCTGTATCGTGTTGCGCTTACCGTCCTTATCCACACCCATCTTGCGCTTTATAACCGTGATAGGCGGTATCTCGTTTTCAGTGAGCAATGCGGAAAGTTCAGACGAAGTTACGACCTGTGCCTGTTTGTCCGTGCCATGAGCAAGCAAACGTGTGGTTGCATCCATGCGCAACCAAGTGTAAAGCTCCTGCGACATAAGAACCTCGCCCGGCTCAATGCCACGGTCACGCAAATCAGAGCAAAGGGCAGAAAGCCACAGAATAGGAATGAGCTTGCCAGCCTTGGTGTTTGCAGTAGTCCAGTTGCATACGCTCACCAACTTGTTCTGCTCTTCCATGCTGTAATCTACCTCATAGGCACGACCACCAGGGTTGTTGATTTCTGGCTTGAACTGCGCCACACCCCAATTGGAGAAAGCCATAAGGCAGATAAAGTCCATTACATCCTTGCAACCAAGGTATGCGTCTTGAATGTCGTGTGTAAGGGTTTTTTCAATCTGCTTTACCTTGTCAGCCTCCTTGAGACGAGGGTTCTCGTACACTTCCTGTAACTTGCGATAGTCACGGGCAAACATAACGAACTTGTGACCGACACGGGGAATTTCCTTAGTCCATACATCAAAGCCGTCAGTTCTGCGCAATGGTGAGGGGGATTCGTCAGCCAACAGAGTAGCCATGAAACGAATGTTGTACTTGCCCACGATAGCCTCGGCTGTCAATGACATCTGAGGCGTGTTGTAGGTAAACCAACCATCGGAGTACATCTTCTGAAAAAGCGATACTTCCTTTTCAGAGGCTTTGTCAAAGGTCTTTCTCCATGTTGCCAATAAATCCAATGGCGCACCGTTCTTGTGCAAGCCAGTGAATGTTGTAAAAATGGATTTCATTGTAATTTTACCTTTTTAGTGAATAAACGATTAGTACGACTGCGTGAGTTTAACGTGAGGATTGGCAGACAGGAACATTCCCGTGCTGTCTTTCTGTGAGGTCGGAATGGGAGGCACACGCCTTTCATACAATGCGTATTGCATTGTGTCTGCCGACACGTCAATGCCTGTTTCAAACTCGCCAACTTCGTATTCTTTGAATAATACAGAGTTAGCCTTGCCACGTTCTGCGGCATTGTTAGAACCGTCCTTAACCACCTCTGTAAGCACATCACCCGATTTCAGACCGCTAATAGCGGCACTAAGCGTAACGACATACACGCTACCCGTGTTGTTAAGGCAATTGCCGTTGTCAATAGCAGTAATAGTAGGAGCGGAAGCAAACGTGCCTGTAACAGCACCAGCCTTTAACACACTATCACCGACAGCGAAACAAGGAGCGTAGAACTCATCAATGTAGAGCGTTACTTTCTTGTCGTTCTCGTTGTCAATCTCAACGACTTTTGCAGTCTTGATTACTTGCACCTTTCTTGTGGTTTCGTTGAAAATGGCGAGAGTTCCAGCGGGTATCACATCACCCACACGGAACTTCTGACCGTCCACATCAAGATTGAAGCCACCCTGTACGATAGACGGGCTACCTGTAAAGATAGGGCGCATACCCGTAAATGAAGCTGTCTTGCGTTTCATCTTTTGTTGTTATTTTGCGGTTATAGACTCCAGCAATGCGTCAGCGGCTTCATCAACTTGCTTTTCGCTTGCTGCCTTTGCACCCTCTGCACTGTCTGACATAAGACCGTTGGTTATACAATCCTGTTTGAGAGCCGACACAGCAGCCTCCACATCTTCATCATCGGAAATGGACTTTGCAAGCCTTTCACGAAGAAATGCGGGGATGTTGTGCTTTTCAAAAGCGGCATTGATAGTGGCGGTTCTTTCGCCTTTGCTCTTTTCCGCTTTCAACGCATCAATCTGTTCTTGCAGTTTCTTGATAGCCTCGCTTTCTGTTGGATTGTCATTACCGCCACCTTTACCGCCTTTGTCCGGGTCGGTGTTGTTCGGGTCGTCATCATCAGCGTTACCCTCTTCACCGTCCTTTTTGGTGGTCTTTTGTTTCGGTGTTCCCTTTGCCTTGTTCACCCACCTTGTAGCCTCGCTTTGGCTTGCTGTTGCCACCGACACTATTAGGTTTGCGGTGCTTTCGATAGCGTCCGTATCGGTCGAATCATCCGCCACGCTGCCACCCATAGCCTCGGTTATCGCTGTCAGACACTTCTCCGATAGTCCCATGTCTTTGCACTTGTCTTTGACCTTTGCAAAAAGTTCTTTGTTCATAATTTTATGGATTTGTACCCCTTAGTTGGAGTTGTTTACGTTCTACTTTTGCAAAGGTAAGCAATTTATTTAATAATGTGTTCAAGTAACACAGATAAATTTTACTTGGTAAATTTGGCTTATTTGTGGTCTTTTTGTTCACTTAGTAAATTTTTCTACAAAATTTCTTGCAAAACATTTGGTGTATTTAATAAAACACACTATCTTTGCAATGTGTTTAAGAAACACAGATAATGACAAGTAAAAACAAAACGATTATGAAAGCAATATACGCAAAGGACATAAAGGCAATGGTTAAGAAATTCAACCTCACAGATGATGAAAGCGAATACTTGTATGGCATAGCCGAGGCTATCAACAAGGAGCGCACAGAGATTTGCGAAGATATACAAAGCGTTCTTCTTTATGGAAGTATGATAGACGAAAAGAGAAGCGCAATCCGTGCATTGCTTGTTTACTTTGGAGCAAAGGCACAAAAGGAAAACGATTTGCGTATGAAACTTGACAAAACGACTTGGGCAATAGCAAAGGTTCTCAAATGCGGTTCTTACCAAGTGATGCAATGGTTAAAAGGCATAGCAATCAACAAAGACCGTTTCGGCAAGTTCGTAGAGTGTTCGGACACATTCGGGTTGAATTACTTGGAGATAGCATAACAAAGGTAACGCCCCACCTAACCAGTGGGGGCAAGCAAAACGACATACGACATGATTACAATTATCAATAAATACACAGGTGAGGAAATTTGCAAGTATAGTAGTGCTTTGGTGAGTGAATCCACAAATGACAGTTTTATTGCCCCTGTCAAGGCTTCGGGCATTTTTCGTGGTCGTTGGAATGCTGTTGTTGATTACTTCATTGTACTTGGCGATGGCAAAGGTGGTTACACTGCCACACAATGCTTGCTCAAAGACCAATACGCAGTTAAGGAATGTTTGAATAAAAAATAATGGTTATGGAATATACAATTGAAGAAATGCAAGCAATGCTGAATATCGTTGCTGCTGTGCTTGGAAACAGACACTTTCAACAGGGTAGTGCATTACGCACATCCACGGTTTACGACATTGACGATTTCGATATAGCAACAATGCAGAAATGGACTGCATACTGGCAGCAAACCATTGACGCAGCAAAAGCAAAGTGATATGGCAATTTCAAACTATACCCCTAAGTGCATGGAGTTTTCCAAGCACTTCAAGGGGATGCAAGGTGTAACGACACACCAAAGCGACAACGAAGAGGCACACTATTTTTCGGGTACGGTCTATATCAACAACTATGAGTTTGTTTGCATAGACCAACTGACAGAAAGCAAGTACATGGTGTATATAAACAACCCAAGCGGACACGATAACGAGCAATGGGTGTTCGGGTATTACAAGACATTTGCCAGAGCCTTAAACAAAGCAACAGCAATCGTTGGAAAGCGAGAATACCCAAAGCCTGTTGAAACATGGTGATAACTTATAAAACATACGATATGGCAACTATCAAAGAAACGCTCAAAATCCCAAGGTGGGACATTGAAGAAGAAACGGGCTACAAGCCGATAACAACCTTTTGGATGGATTTCTCCATTGCCGACAATTACGGCTTGCAAGCCATTCAAGACACATTCAACCGTGCCTTTGATGCGTGGAAAGGTGATTACAAGTACCTCACAGAGCTTGTGCTTGTGTTGAACCACAAGATATTTCACCACTATACAGAAAAAGGCACAGAAGAAAAAAATGAGGTAGCCTCGCTTTACAATGAACTTTGGCGCAAAGCGAATGATTATGCCTTGGATAACTTGCAAGGCGAGCAAGCAGCATACTTTTATCACTTAACGGATTGAGATATGGAACTTACAACTACAATCACACTAACGGAGGGCATGGTGTACAATGCCATGAAAGAGGCAATACAGGAGTTTTTCACCAACTTGCCCTCACAAGCCGACAACAAAGGAAATTGCCCCACAAGTCGGCTGTGGGGACAGATATTGCGCAATGGCAAGCCTGTAACTGACAGCGACATTGAGCCAGTGAAAGACAATTCACTTGGTGAAACAATATATGGTGTTGTGCTGTTGCGTGGAGCAAAGGAAATAGGGACAATAGAAATGTAAGGGTATGGAAACAAAAACGTGTGAGGTATGCGGACGGAATTTGCCCCTGTCTGCTTTCTCAAAATCCTACAAAGGACGGTGCAAGGAATGTGTGGCAAAACAGACAAGAGAAAAGCGCAACGGCATTATTGCAACAGATAAGCCAAAGCAGATTGATTGGGAGCAACGCAGATACGAGATAGCCAAGGCTGCTATGGTCGGACAACTTGCCTCGCCTGTTGTTGAGGGTATAGACCCCAACCCAAGTATGCAAGATGTTTGTATATGGTCTGTCAAGTTTGCGGATGCACTCATTAACGAACTTAAAAAACATGATAATGGATAAAAAGACATTCTTTCACAAGGTAAGCCAAATGCGAGCTGTACAACGTGAATACTTCAAAACTCGGAGTAGCGCAGCACTCGCCTCAAGCAAATTGTTGGAAAGACAGATTGACGAAGAAATAAAGCGAGCCAATGCGGTAATGACTGCAAAGGCAAGGCTCTTTTATGAGCTTGTGGATATAGACCCACAGGCAAGCCAAGAATGGCTCAACGACCATATCAGAGCAAGCCTTGATTTCTTCTTTTGTGATGCGGATGTTCAACATCAAAGTGTGCTAAACAGCCATTTCTACGACAACGGATTTAGTGGCACATACGATTTTCCCACAATCGTAATTAACGATATAGGCGATATGTCAGATGATGATATGCTTGAATTTAAGTACGAGTACATCAATCACAAGTATCATGTATCATTCTTAAACAGACTGAAAGGTTAGAACTATGCAAAGGACAATTAGATTTCGTGGCAAAGCCACAGGTAAGGGCAATATCCCTACAAATTGGGTGTATGGTGGTGGTTGTTTCGCTGTTGCTGGCAACACGTTCATCTTTGCCGACCCAACGCCTAAATTCATGGGTAATGGTGTGTACGAGGCTAAGGCTGTTGAGGTACGCTTTATCTGTCAGTCCACAGGCTTGCACGACATATTCAAAGCGGAAGTGTACGAGGGCGATGTGGTACGCTTGGACGGAAACAAGAAATACACCTACATTGTTGAGTGGAGCAAGGCGCACTCTGCTTTCTTGGCACGTTGCATCCAAACAAAGACAGGACTTGCTAACCTTACCCCATTCGTGCCAATTGAAGTGATAGGTAACATATACGACAATCCAAACTTACTGAAAGGAGTAAACCAATGATTGACGAAAAGAAAATAGAAGAAGTAGCAAGCAAGGACTCTGCTTTTCTTTACTCCGAGTGGAACACACCATGCAGAGAAGCGTATGTAAGAGGTTTCAAAGCGTGTATGCACTGGCTACGGCAAAACCTTTGGCATGATGCAAGTTATGTGCCAGAAGATGGGACTCCGTTACTGTTTCTTTTTCGCAATAGCGATGGTTATGAGGGTTATGGTGTCCTTGAAAATTATGCCAATTACACTTGGAGTAGAACACGCAAAGGGTATGGTGTCGTGAAGTGGGTGTACATTTCCGACCTATTGACGAAAGGAGGCGAATGATGTTTGTAACAATAACCATTACAAGCATAGTGGGCGCATTTATATGTGCCTTGCTGATAGCTTACTTAGTGTTCCGTATTGTATGTTTATTAAAAAAGAAATATAAAACTATGGCAAGTAAAAACAACATTGAAAAGTACATTGAGCGTTTGAAAGAATGTCAGAATATGGGTGATACAGAGTGCGCCCATGCAGACGCAGACAGAGTATTAAAGGATGTCATTCTAAATGAGCTTGGCGATGATTTCAAGCAAGTAATAAAAGAATATGAGGATGTGCCGAAATGGTACGCATAAAATTAGCGAGTATGAAGAAAGTAACTGCATTCCGCTGTTCGTTCTGTGGCAAGGTACTGCTCACAGAAAGAGGTTGCGCAGCACATGAGGAAAAGTTTTGTAGCAAATCCCCCAATAATCTTGCTGCTTGCTATTCCTGTAAGTGGTATCAGCACACGGACAAATTCACGACCATAACAAGGGAGGGGATGCACCCTATGACAGGACACGAATATCAGTACCAAAAGGACATCCAGATAAACATCTGTTTGAAGTACAACAATGCCAAAATGTTTAACTCATTCCATGCGTCAGAAGAACTTGTAGAGGATGCGGAAAACAACGGCTTTCGTATCATGCCGACAATACAAGAGGGGTGCTTGGACTATCAAAAGAAAGAAGAATGAAAACACTAATCTTTGATGTAATGCTAAATGGGCGTTTCGTCTGTACGCTTAGATACAAGTATTGCCCATTGTTCCCAATAGAGATTGACGAACTTGTTAAACTCGTTCTTTCAAAGCGTCCGACATTAAAGGGCAAGCCGTTCCGTATCGCTTTTTAGTTCAAAATGAGTACCTTTGCACCAAAAACAGGAAAGCGCATGAAACAGCAAAGAAAGGTTATTCACGTTGAACTGAATGAGCCGTACAAGAATAAGCACCATTGGTATTTTGGCAGCATAACGGCAATATACGACATTCTGCCTGTTGATGTGGTCGGCATTGCTCACACATCATTGTGGAATGTGTTAGCGAAGAATGGAGAATATAAAACCAAGACTGCAACAATAAGGCTTGGTGTTCTTCACTCCAAGCAAACCAACAGGGGAAAGAAAGCAACAGATAATGAAAGTTGATGAAATAATACATCAAAATGTTTTTCTTTCAGATAATTGTTGTATCTTTGCACATATAAAAGAATAAGCCAATCCGAGTAAGGCTATTGATTGTAGTTCAATAGGTTGCTGCTTGGAGGGGCTTATTCTTTTTATTTTGCCATTTTGCTTAGTTTGTCGGAGTCCATTATTGAGTGTATCTTAAAACCCTCGTTGTAAACCTCCCTAACGACAACCCAAGCCTTTTTGCCGTTTATCACTACCTCAAAGATGTGCGCTTTTGCGTTCGGGTCGTGCTTATCGGTAACAAAGCCTTTATATGTTGCGTTCTGCATAAGGCTTTCAATCTCTAACAAAGCCTCATTCTTTGCCTCTGCATCATCGAAAGGTTGATTGAGCCATTCTTTCACCTTGGCATTTGAAATGGTGGCTGTCTGTCCTATTTGTGGCAAAGCAATGTCTTTTCCTTTCAAGCTCTGAAAAGCTATTTGTTGTATTGCCTTGCGCCTGTCCTTTGCTTCCTTTGATAGCGGTTTCCTCACTTGTCGCTTGCCATTGAGTGCATCCGTTATCCGTTGTTCATTGTCCTTGTAGAAATATGGTAGTGTTCCAGCACCCTTTGCTTTCTCCATACGTTCCGCATTGTCCCTTGCCCATCTGACAAAATGTTTTGGAATGTCGGTTACTTCATCGGCACACTCTACGCTGTTAGGACTTTTGCCATCAAGGATGTAGTCAATCATCTTTTCAACCTCGCCATGTGTGGCAAGCACAGGCACTTGGTAGCAACGGCAATTCGGATGCCAGCCAGTCAACTTTATTGTCTTGGGATAGATACCTTTCAAATCATCGCAAATGTCGGGGACAGGGTGGTTGTTGCTCAACTTGATTTCAATGCCTATGACAAAGGGCATATCTTGCCATCTGTCATATTCTGCCGTGCGGTAGGCGATATTGGTTTCAGTCCTTGCAAGCCTTTGGGCATTTCTGTATGAGGAACGATAAACGCCTCGTCCGGGGTGGTAGTCCTTGGGGTTATCATCTATCCATTTGTAAGACTGACTTTCTTTGTCATATATCCTACGTTTCCACACTCGCCCATATACAGGATTACCGTTTTCATCTTCACCTACCTTTACACGGAAACGCCTATACCATCTATCGGGGTCGTTCAAATACTTCTGAATGGTGGTAGCCAAGCGATTTGCAGCCGTACCCTCACCAATAGCCAAGTCAAGCGTATTCTCCAACTCTTTCTTGTAGGCTCCCGTGTATCTCCACACCCTTTGAGAAAGGTTCAATCCGCTTGCGCCTGTCTTTCTTGAAAAAAAGGCTTTCATCGCTTCTTGGTTGTGCTGAAAGTATTTTGCGAAGAATGGGTTTTCAATCGCACTATCACCAAACACCGCCTTAACAAGTTCGTCTGTATGCTCGTTTGATTTGAGCCATTCCCTTTCTACTCCCTTGCGTATGGTCTGATAGATACGGCTATACATATTGCGCAACATGGGCGTTACTTGCTCGCTATACCCATAATCAGCAAAGGAGAACGGCTTTCCGCTCTCCAAATCTGTATTCTTCACCAAGTTAATAATCTGCATCATCACATCACGGTACACTGCCCTAACATTGGCAGCATACCCCTCTGTACGCTTGAATAACTCGGCTTGCGCTTTCTTATAGTCTATCTTTGCCATTGGTCTTTACTTCTTGCTGAATTTGTCGCAAATATCCCTTTCAAGAAACTTGGAGTATTGGAAGAACTCGCAACGGCACAAAATCATGTGTCCGTCAAGTGCCTTGCTGTGTGGGTCGTATGAGTGTCGGCAATCCTTGCACGATAATCCTAATTCCTTTGGTGATTTCGTTTTCTTAGCCATTGAATAAATTTTTAATCAGTTCTTCTTTCGTGGGGAAACAAGCACTATCCAAGAAATACAAGTGCTGTGGGTTGTTGCGTGTGCCTGTATTGGTATGCTCCACGTTACGCACGAATGTACGCAATGAGTTACGGAACACCTCAATGCCAGCAATGCGGAAACAATGCGGTCTATTGTTAAGCATAGTCCACACTTCATCACCTATGTTGTATTTGGTCTTTACTTCCATTATTCAGCCTCCCCGAACACGTCCATTTTGTTTAACTCCATTTGCTGTGCAAGTCTTTCGGCTTGCTCTGTCTTAATACGCTCCATTTCTGCCTTGCTGTCCTTTACAAGGTAGGACTTTTCAACATAGCTTTCAAGGCTCAATGCGCCATCGTTGTACTGCTTGGAAAGGTCGGCAAGCATTTCACTTACATCATCACCAAATGGTTCTTGGAACTCATGCCCCAAATCAAGCGCATCATATTCTGCCTTGTGTCGGTAGTCAAGCACGTTGCCCATTATGGCTTTCATCAACGAGGCGTGTCGGTTCATATACCCATCGTGCTTTTCCTTGTGTCGCTCTGCCTTAATGACTGCAAGCAACATCACTTTGCGTATAGCCTTTGCCGACAGGTTGCCGAGGCTTTTCATGTTGTCAAAGTCTATGTTTGGAGTGAACGACTTGGAAAGAATGTGCTTATCCAACCGCTCAAACTGATTTTTCTTGCTCTCGCTTGCCTGGTCCCATGTGAGGTAACGCACATCACCGCCATTTTTGAGGATAAAAAGTTTTGCCTCTTCCTCTGACTTGGGCAAAGAGTTAAGGATTTCAGCGGTTGCCACCATTGCGGGATTGGCGAAGCGGTCGTTTACATCCGCATCCACGCTTTCCATGTTTTCCTCACGCTCAATCATCGGCTGTACATCTGCGTGTTCTGGCTCTTGCTCAAACAGCAACACAGGTATCTTGCCTATCGGGTTTGCCATTCTCTGAACTTCCCAACCGACACTACCACGCTTGCACAGATAGATTGTATCTGCCGTATATACATCTATGTGGTGAATAGTTCTGTTGCCTTGCTCTGTGAGGTAGTAACCCCAAGCAAAGGCTTTAAGCCGTCCGTATTGGTCTTTAAGCGTGTATATATCATCGTTGTTTTTCTTGCTCAACACATTCAGCAAAAGCCGTGGCGTGTTGTCTGCATCCCTGTAAACGTGGTAGAGAATGGCAGCACAACCCTCCGCACCTGCTGCTCTCTTGGCTTCACGCACGGCACTGTCAAAGCGTGTTTGACGCATCAGTTCTTGGTAGAAGTCAAATGCGTTGTCTGTGTTCTCTGACAATTGCGACCATTTAACAGGTCTGCCATACAGGAACACAAGGGCAATCTCATTGATGAATTTCTGATAGGGGATAGGTATTTTGTTGCGCTTGCTCCATCGTAGGAAATTGCCCTTTTTGTCGAACACAGCCCTGTCCTTGCGCTCCATTACCTTGTGAGTGCTCACCTCGTACTCCAACAGATTACGGCTCGCCACCTCTGAACGGCTACTAAGCATAGCAACCGCCCTTGTTACATCGCCAGCGGTTAGAAGTTCATCGAAACTTTGCTGATAACCAATAGCCGCCTTTAACTCGTTTGTGATAGTCTGAATTATGCCCATTGTATGATATTGTTATGTTAAACCTAAAATTCGCTCTATGTTATCGGGTATATCCACTTCATTGTAATCAAACCAACAGCGCATGAGAAACATATCTCGCCAGTCGGGAGAACAACCGATTTCCACCTTGATTTCCTCTTTCGGCTTTAGCTTCAGCTTGCCGTCACTGTCCGCTTTCCACGTTTGCAGTTGTTCAAGCTCTCTCGTTATTTGCTCCCTGTCGGCTTGGCTCACCAAATCCTCATCAATGCCTACTTCATGGGCGTTAATGTGTTCTGCGAGCTTATAACCGCATTGTGTCTGTAAGTTTTGGTAGTTCTCACCTTGCATAGCCGTGGAGTTATTGACAAAGCCGTTGCAATCGCAATTATCAACAACACCACCGCCCACACCATCCTCATCAACAATCACCCTGTGATTTGGTATTCGGTATTTCCTTTGCTTTGTGATTATCCATGTTTGAATGTCCGTTGTCTTGCTTATGGCAAAGCAAACCTTGTCAATGATGAAATACCCATCCCATACAGCCAAACGTGCATGGTCGGCACCAAAACGGGCAATATCACCCGTTATGTAGTGCTTGCCTGTCCGTATGGCTAACTTGTTACCGAATATGGCGCATATATCATCATGTGAACAAAGGGCGTTGGGGTTATCGTCATACTCCCAATCTCCAAGAAACAGACGGGCAAACTTAACCTTGTCGGATGTCGTTTTCAATCCCTCTATATAGTCGGGGTCAATGAATGGGTTTTCCTGTACCAAGCAAGCAATGTAGTAGCGGTATTCTGCAAGCTGATTTGCCTTGTATGGCTTGTAGAAAATATCGTACATCCAATTTTTCTTGGGGTTACAGGTGATGAATAGCTTTCGCTTTAGTCCGTATTCTTCATTAAGGCAGCGACCGATACGAGTTTTCAGCGTGTCATACGCTCCAAAGTTCACCTCACCGCCCTCTTCAATCCAACCGCCTGTGAACTCAATAGAGCCGTAGCGTTCATATAATGGGTCAGACGGCTTATATTGCAAGTCAAGAAAATCAATGCGTGAGCCATTGTAAAACTGAATGTAGTTCAACTGTCCGTTGAAACTCCACAAGTCCTCTGGCACTCCATACATCGTGCAAACTCGCTTGAATGTGATGTAAGTTGATTGCGTGATACGCTTCAACTCGGCACGACCAATAAACCATTTTGTACCCGGATAGGCAAGACACATAAAGAGCAACCACACGGCACCCGTCCACGACTTTGCACCACCAGCAGCACCACCATACAGAATTTCAACGTGTTCGCTGTCTGTAAGTATGGTTAAGGCTTGCTGTTGCTTGTCGTGGTTCTTTCCGTCACGGCACGTTATAAAATCGAAACGACCACGGCGGAAAAGCTCCGTTTTGACTGCAAGAGCCATTGGCATTGATATGTCTTTATTGTTCCTTGCCATTCTTTGCGCTGTTCCTTATCTTGTCAAGTAGCGTGTTATATGTTATCAGTTCATCATCGGACAGAGCCGACAAATCCATGTTGTTAGATACATTGGCGTTTATCTCGCCCTCTATGTTTTGGGTAGCCTTGCCAAACACACGGTCAAAGAGCATTTCAACCGTGGAAGTGCGACCATAACGAATATCTGAATTTATTGCCGAAATGATGTTCAATACCCAAATGGGCGTGTCCTTGTTTGGCTTGCTCGGATTTTCGGGGTCTTTCAGTAGCGGTTCAAGTTCCGCTGTTGAACTCTCATAAAGGTGCTGTATAACTTTGAGTATTTCTTCTTTGCTGCTTTGTGGATTTACCTTTTTGCCTGTTGTGGATTGAATGTATTTAAGCACAGAAAGATTGCCCCGACCCCTTTTCTTGGGTTGGTTCTCGGATGTAAAGCGGTTGCCCTTTTTATTTCCTTTCTCAAATAGTGCCATTCGTTGTAAATTCGTTGATTTCTTTTTGTAGCGTGTTCGTCAAACACACTTGATAACTGCAAAAAATCGGACAGCGAAAAACACCGCCCGACTTCTTCACTTGGTAAATCGGCTTTTATGCCTGTTCCTCTTGTGCTTTATACTTATCGTAGAACCAAGCGACCAAGCCACCCTCCATGTAATTATCCAAATCGTCATAGGCATCCAGTTCATCCATGAGTGCCTCGGCTTTGTCAATTACACCTGTGAGTAACTTTTGCTGTTCATCGGTAGCGTTCCACACTTCGATTTCGCCATTTAGCTGCTGCTTGATTACTTTAATCTCGTCAGCGGAAAGTTCAATCTTTTTCATCGTTATACTGTTTTATTAAGTTGGTCGTTCATTTAGAGTTTGTACTTCTTGGCGATAGCCTTAACCGCCTTTGTGTATTTGTCGGACTTGCCATGTACTGCCTTGGTTACGGTTTCTGCCCAGAACTCGCTAACATTGGTTGTGGCATACTTGCCATAGCCTTTCTTTTTCTTGTCACGACTCCATTTCTTGTATAGGGCGTTTACTTCCTTACCTGCTGCCTTTTGGTTTGCGCCTGTCATGTGGGCGTTCCATGTAGCGTGTGCAAGTTCATGTGTTACCGTATGAGCAACAGGCTTGTTTGTGGTCGTACTCCAACCGCTTTTGTAATTCTTGGAGTGTTCCCTTGATACATTCTTTGCGCCTGTGTCGAAATGCTTTCTATCCAAGTACACAGCCTCGGACTTGCCGCCCCTTGTAACGTGAACACCATAGGCAGAACCGCCCAAATCGGCTAACTTCACGTTTCTTTGACGCACACCCATAACAGCATGATAACGAGATATAGCCTCTTTTGTCGCTTTGTACATAGCTTTGTCTTTCATTTCAACGAGTGAACCAACACGGCTTATTTTGCCCTTGTATTGTCCACCTCCGTCATTGGTTCCAGCCTTAACGCCAGCACTATTTCTTCCCATAGCTGTTTACTTTTGACGATAAAACAATGAGGGGTTGTCAAGTACGCTATCAAGCACCACCAATCCCTGTTCCTTTGCCTTGATTTCCTCTTTGAGTTTTTCAAGTTCTTCTTTTGTAAGTTGGCTTTCGGTCAAACCGTTTTCTTCCAACACTTGCTTTATTTTATCTTCCATATTGCAAAGTTATATATTTAGTTGTTCTTTTTACTATAATCCCATCCGTATTTCTTGGCAAGTATTTTCATAACCTTGTGGAAATGTGTAACTTCTGCTCTTGCTATGTTGCTTTCATTCCACCCTGTTTTGGTTAGATAACTATGCCCCTGTTTAGATACCGTTCTGTTCGCATCCGCAAAAGCCTTTGACGCAACATCTGCTGATACACCCCAACCGCCCTTTGGTCTTTTCACAGAAAACGTGTATGTCAGGGTTACGGCTCGCATTTCTTTTGCATTTACCTTAATGGCAGACCTTATATCATCGCTTGAAAACGAGTTACCTATGCGCCTAATGCCATTTGTGCCAAGTGAGCGAGGGTGATTGTGGGTCAATATACTATTTGCGGGTATCTTCTTAGGGTCAAATACTACCTGTGCGCCCTTGCCTCCTATTGAAGAAACAATATCGCCCTTGGAGTTGAAAACGTGCAATGTTTCATCTTTGTTGCGTCTGTACTTCTGCTCCATGCCGACAATGTTCTTCACCATTTTTGCAGTATATCCCTTTTCTGTTGCTCCTTTGGACTCGCCAGAGCTACCACCCTTACCGCTTGATGTTACGCCTCCGCTGTTCCTACCCATAGCTTATTTCTTTTTAGCGTTGATAAAATCGGTAATGTAGAGTAATCCGTGCTTTCGGCAAAAGTCTTGGATTTCCTCACCACCACCATAGACCACCAAGTTAGGGCGTTCCAATCCGCTTATTTCCTGTGCCACTTGTAGGTCAGACTTCAAACTTTCCATCCAGCCATCCAAGCCACGGGTAAAGAAAGCGTTGTACCCCTTGGGGATGCCCATTTTGTTGTACTCAATAAACTTGTGGCTTACATTGAGGTCTGCATATACCTTAATGCCGCACTCTTGGAAATAGCGAGAAAGCCACCGCTTTTTGTATATAAGTTGAACACCCCAAGCAATAGGGGTTTGGTCGTGGCAACTACAATTCGGCTCTACTACCGCCTTGCATCCGCTTGTGAGTATCTTTATTGGGTCTTTAAACAACGCTTCAAACCGATAATCATCTACATAGAAATGATAGGTCGCTACATCTTTGCGTAGTCGGCTGTTTGCGCCCCAAGGACTAAGTGGCAGCTCAACCTTGCCAGCTTGCATTTCAAGCAACAGGTTAGGTATTTCCATTTCGTTGTCGCTCTCATACAGCACATCCTTGTACATTGAACGATAGAAAGCCTCCTTGTCGTTATTTTCATCGTCAGTATCGCTTTCATCATCTTCTGTGTCGGTGCTATCATCTTCGCTTTCGTCTGCCTGTTCCACCGCTTTTGCAGTTTTCTTGCCCTTTCCCTTTTTCGGCTCTTCATCTTCACTTGGAAAACTCAAACCGATAAAATCAAAGTTCACATCGGCAAATGTCGTTTCTACTTGCAAGGCGTTGTAGTCCCATTCGCCATTATTGATGTTGTCCCTAAGTATGAGGTCAGCCTCTTCTTCGGGTGTTACATCCGTGTAAAGCACGGTTGGCACTTCTGCCACCTTGCACCGCTTGGCTGCTTTCAACCTCTGATTGCCACAAAGGACAATAAACTTACCCTCACGTTCTACAATAGCAAGCGGTCTGTGTTCCCAAAAACCATTGATACGGATTGAATCAACAAGCCTATCCAAGTCTGCTTTGTTGATAGTGCGAGGGTTTTCGGGCAGTGGGTGCAACTCCGACACCTTGCGGAATTTCATAGGCTCACTTTTCATCTGACACCTCGCTTTCTTCATTGTCGGTTGCATTATCCGTGCAATCGGGAATGAGGTTGCCCTCATCCTCAATCACACGGAAACATTTGCGTATGTATTCAGCCAAGCGCACAAGGCGGTAGTGCTTTCTGTATTTCAGAAAGACAAGCCTACTGCCGTCATTGGCATCAACACCCCAACCGTAGAAACGACCTCTATAATCAAGCGGTAGCTTTATTCTGTTGTTGTAGAGATACACGCTATCAGCCACAACCTTTGAGATTGTAGCCGTGCGGTTGTATCTGCCATTAAGGAAAATAACCGCCTTATCGCCCTTTTGGAGCGTTGCTTGTGGCAGCAAAAGAACTGCCTTTGAGCCTATCCATTCCCAACCGCCCAAATACAGGACAGCCAGAACGATTAAAGCCGTTGCTATGCTTAATATTGCCGTTGTCATATCGTTGTAAATTTACTTGGTAAATACCCTTTGCAAAGATACTAATTTTGTGTCTAACAAACACATATTTGAATAAAAATCTGCTTATAAACCATTAACAAGCATTGCTGCATCACGGTTATGCTCATTTGTGCGACCTTGCCACTTTGTTATTGCCTTGAAACTCTCGCCTGTCAGCTTTGTTACATTGCGCTTTGGAGCAACCATTTCATACTTGATGTTAGCCTTGTCTTTACACAGGTCTGAAAGGTAATCATCCCATATACTTGCATCACGCTTAACAGAGCCGACACCTTGCAGTTTCTTTCGCTCTTGCTCACGGCTCATTCTCTCTGTACCGAACCAAGTTCTTTGCCTTGGGTCTTCGACACGCACAACCACTTCAATGCCCGATTGGACGTATTCGTTCACAATCTTCATCGCCTCGTGGATAGCCATTGTTTCAAGCAAGAGAAACTGCCCACCGCCCCATATAGCCACGCCTGTATGCGTTCCCGTGTCTATGCCGATATAAGCCTTTCCTATTATCTTAGCCATTGCCTTTCTTGATTTTAGTGTAAAACTCGCCTGTCTTTATATAGCGTAGGCGCATCATAAACATCATCTTGTAGTAGTTTTCACGACCACAAACCTTGATTACATCCTTTTTGAGTTTACGAGGTAAACGGATTGATTTAATTGTTCTCATTTTGTTTTGTCTTTTTGTATTCTTTCATTGCTGAATGTAGGCTGTTGGTGCTGTCAAGCAACGTAATGAGCTTATCAACATCAATCATCTTTTCACCGTCCAAATACGCCCACACATTACGCAGCGCATCCGCAATGGCTTTTGCCTGTTTCGCCTCCTTGAGGGAGCTTTGCACTTCCTTGTTGGTGGCAGTGGCACGACCATTGGCTTTTGCAGTTCTCAACGCTGTTTTCGCAGCTCTCACTTGGTCGCTCTCATGTGTGTAGCTGTTGCTTATCTCTCTTGCTGCCATTGCCGACAACTCGCCAGTGGCTATCTTGTCTTGCAAGTATTGGGGCAAGTCCAACAGCGAGAGGCACTTGCTGATAAATGCGGGCGATTTCTTGAACTTTTCGGCTATCTCAACTTGTGAGTAGCCAAATTCTTCTTTGAACCGCCTAAACATTATGGCACATTCCAATTCGGAGAAACGCTTACCCTCGTTGCGCATCATCTGCTCAATGTAGAGCTGTTCGGTTGTTGCGCCTTTCGGTGCTTTAAGTGCCTTGATGAATGGAATGTTTGCACCCTCCGATATTGCAAGCATTGTGGCACGGTATCGTCTTTCACCGTCTACCAGCTTGTATTTCTCCACGCCATCCTCTTTGTAGGGGATAACAGTAACAGGGTTAAGCACTCCATTTGCCTTTATCTGTTCTTTGAGTTCTTCCAAGTCAAAATCTCTACGCACATTGAAACCCTCCATTACGACAATGTTTCTTGGGTCTATCAGAAACAGGTCTGTGCGCTTTGTTGCGTTCACTTCCATATTAAGATTGTTTTTATTAGAATAAATATTGCGTTCTTTGTTCCCATTCAAGCCGTTTCATCGCCTTTTCAAAGTATTTGGGCAATATCTCACATCCTATAAACTTGCGTTTCTCCTTGTAACACGCAATGGCTGTTGAAAAACTGCCAGCATACGCATCAAACACCACATCACCCTCGTTGGAGTGCAACATCAACAGGTGGCGTAACAGATTGATTGGCTTTTCCGTTTCGTGTAGCCTGTTCTTTGCCTGTGGCGGTTGGTCGTGAAAGGTTTTCATTTGCAGTTCATAACCGAGGTTGTTGTACGTTACACCCTTGGAGCGCACATATACGATAAATTCAAGGTTATTGATGTAGCAGCCATTGCCCAACGGCATAGGGTTCGGTTTATCCCACACAAGCAAGGTTGCCACATACCCCTTGTTTTCCCACCATGTCATTATGCGCCCTATCTGTTTGTTGGAGCAAAACACGCAGATGTTCACACCCTTGCAAATCCGCTCAAACTCGCCAAACACCTTGTCATAGTCAATACCTTGCGACACGAAATAAAGCGAGCTGTTCTTGCGTGATTGGATTTGCTTTCTTGTGCAAAAGTCCCCATGTGAGCCTCCACCGTTCAAATCCAAGTCGTAGGGAATATCAGACAGTATGAAGTCCACGCTGTTGTCTGGCATATCTTTCATCACATCCATGCAATCGCAATTGTAGCAAGTGCAGTTCTTCAGTACCAGTGGCTCATTCATCATCATCAAAGTATTCTTCGTTTCCCTCAATGAAATTATCCATTGCATCATCGCACCAAGTACCCTCGCACAATCCATCCGCTCTATGGTCTATATCGCCATTGCGCCACGGACAGAACTTGCATATTTCTTCACCGAGTATATTTTTATATTCTTCTCTACTCATAGCATTATACTTTTGCAACTCACGCCTTGCCTTGCGTAAATCTTCCGCATCAAAAACATTTGCGCTCATAGTCAGTATCTGAAATCTGTAAAGTGGATTATCACTCCCTCAAACACGTTGCCCTTGCATCCGCACTTGCCAAAGAAGTAATCCACGAAATCATCAACACTCAATCCGTCATTGCTTGCCACATCCTCAACAGGCACACGCTTGTTGTCAATCCAGCACTGAGGCAGCGCATCATCAGACGAATATGTCATAGTTATGTATTGCAGTCCTATCTGGCTTAACTTCTTCAACTCTCGCTGTTCCGAGCGGTAAGGTCTTTCCGTCCATTCACGCACAGAAAGTATTTTCTTTCCGCTGTTCACTTCCTCACACCGCTTTGCCCACAATCCGCTTGCATCCACACGCACGGTATGTATTTTGTGGCTTGCGTAGAGCAAGTTTGCAAACATCGTAGGCTTTCCCTCTTTCTTGTGCTTTACGGGAAACACTCTGTTCAACATCAGTATTACATTCTTTTTCATGCTGTTTTAATTTTGGATAACCATTGTTCGTAAACTCTACTTGCGATTTGCGCAATCATTACAGGCGGTACGCTCATTCCACAAACGTAATATGGCTTTTGGTTGCCAAAATCGTAGTCTGTCGGGAAAGAGGACACCTTGCATACACTTTCGTTTGAAAGCCAGTTCATGCCCCAACTTGGCATAGGCGAAGCTTTTTGCCGATACCCGGCTAATATCGTGGGGTGTACCATATTCTTATCAACCAAGGCGCATTGTTGGTATTTCGTTTCCTCGCCATTCTTCAACCGCTTGTATTCGTCAATGTAGCAAGGTGTTGTTATCGGGTCGCCAAGTGTGAGGTGTGCATCCTCGCACGTTATAGGCTTTTCGTCAAAATTCAGATTGATTAAAGGGTATGTGTCAAACAATGTGTGTGCGGTCGGTACATACTGTATGAGGTCGTTTCTAAGGCATACAAAGAAAACACGTTCCCTGTGCTGTGGCACACCCATGTATTGCGCATCAAGCAAGAAATGCTGACAGGTATAACCCGCATCCTCAAACTCCATGTGAATACGTTGAACGTATTTCTTGGCAGCACCTTGGAGCAATCCTTTCACGTTTTCAGCGATAACAACCTTTGGGCGCAACTTGCGTACAACATCTATGAAATCGAAGAATAGCGTATCAAGCACTTGCTCTGTCTGTCCCTCTCTGAAACGCTTTTCCTTTCCCCATGTTTCCTGTCGTGTCCTTGCCATTGCTATTGTGAATGTGGAGCAAGGAGGCGAGCCGTCCAGAATGTCAAGGTTGTACAACGCATCAGGAAATGCAGTTCTTTCCTTGAATGTCTGTATCGGTTCAAGAAAGGCATATCGTGGGTGGTGGTTTTTCTCGTACAAGTCCATAACACGCTTATCAATTTCGTTGCATCCAACCACATCAAAGCCAGCTAATTTGTACCCCATAGAACTACCCCCCCCACAAGCAAAACAACTGAATACCGTGCCTTTATCTTTTGTGAAATTGGCATTTTTCAGCGTCCAATTGTAATTGAATTTATGTTCCGTCTGTTCTAACATTGTTCATCAAACACACTTAGTAAGTAAATAAAAAACGCTACTTGCGCCTACTTCCACCGTGCAACTCTATCACGTTGAAACTTTTGAAACGGTCAATCAGTCGTTTCTCAAAGCGTTCTTTCAGTTCTCGCACCGTCAGATTGCTTGTTATGTGATAGCGTTTGCCGTACTGTTGGTATATCTCGTAGCGAGCAAACAGAAATTCATCGGTTATCTGTGTTAGCAGCGTTCCAAAACTCTTTTGTTTTTCGGTAGCCAGTCCCAAGTCGTTAAGGCACACTCCGAATGGAGCAACACCATCATAAGCCTCTTGTGTGCTTGCGCCTTTCTGCTCATTGTATGTGTACTTGTCAATATGCCCATATACCTTGTGGTAGTTCATTAGTTGGGTCATGCTGATATTGCGAAAATAGTTCTCGTTATTGGTCGCTCTAAGGTAGTCCGAAAAGATTTGCATTATCATAGTCTTGCCTGTGCCGGGTTCACCGACAAGCAAGATGTTCTTGTGGAGCTTGTAATCTTCATCGGGGAACACGTTTTCAGCCAAAATGCAGTTGTTAAAGTAGTAGGTCAAGAAACGCAACACCTTGGAGTTGTGTTCATCAACAACGAAATCCGAAAACTCACGCAGCATATAGTTCTTGCCAATGCTGACAATCAGATTAACGTGTTGTGCGTATTCGTGAGGGTCTGTAAGGTCATATCTAAAACCTTTCAGAGTAGCCCTCCTGTGTTGTGCTATCAGAGCCTCCGACCGCTGTTTGGTCAAGTGGTAACGCTCCGCTTGCATATCTCGTATTATTTTCAATGCCTCTTCCTGTGTTTGGGGCAATTGAATTGGTTTGCCGTTGAGTTCCATATCTTAAATATTCTTCGTTGTACTTATCCACTACCCAATTGAGGATAGCCTTGTAATCACTTTTGTACCGCTTGCCTTTTGAGCCTTTATAGTTGTCAAGCATTTCAATCATCCGCTTTGCGCCATCTTCCGTGTGTTCCGCACAGAGCTTGGCATATTCATCACGGGTAAGTGTAACACATTCGGCATAGTGGTACTTTCTCTTTTTCTTAATCAGTTGCTTTTGCTTTTCTGTGAGTGGTGGCGGTACATCCTCGCTGCCTGTATCGTTGGAGAATAGCAAAGGCTGTTCTTGCTGTGTATGCTTGGGTGGCGGTTCTTTTGGGGTTGGTGGCACAACATCGTTTTCTTTCTCTGTGAACGGTGCTTTGTCCTTTTCAGTCAGCCGTTGTTTCATTGCATCACCGCCTTTCTTGCCAGCATTGCGCCTTTTCTCGCTTATATCAGCCTGTTTAACCATGTCGGCAGAATAGTACACGCCTTTGTGGTTTAACGACAGCACACCGCAATCTATGAGTTCCTGTAATGGTTCATCGTCTGTAAGACCCAACAACACTACCAACTCATTTAATGTGTATGGTGTGTTGTTAGGCTTTACAAGCATACCACGTTGGGAACTTTCCCACATATAGCAGAGCATTGTTACCCACACACCCTTTGCCATGAGCGAAAGGGTATTGATACGAGGGTCTGACAACCACACCCTCGTATCAAAAGGCATAAGTGAGTATTTCCGCTTGTCTGCCATACGCTAAGTGTTATGCTTCTATGATTGCAATGTCGGGCGCAATCTCACGAATTTTAGCCAGCACATCATCAATGCAACGGTCACGGTATTCATCTGCCACTTCCTTTGCACCAGGCGATACAAGCTGTAAGAACACATCACCGTCTGTAAGGTAATGGTCAAACTCCACCTCAATAGGCGTTTTCTCCGTACCCTTGAAAATGGAGAGGTTCACCGTGAAACTCTTGGGCAGATTGCTTTCCACCTGTGTACGGTACACATCGGCACGACTTCCAGACGGGTCACGCTGCTTCTCAATCTCCGACTTCGCATTTGCAGTGAAGTTCTTGAGGGCAGATACAAGTTTCATGTTCTCGCTCTTGTCAGCGAATACGGCACGGTTAAGGCGCAAGAACTGACCCAACTTTGCGGGAATCCAACCCATCTTTTCATCGTTGATGTGGAATTTCTCAAAGATTTCCGAATAGGCAGCCTTGCCTACAAACGTGGACTTAGTGTAGTAATCGCTTTCGTTGATTGTGAGCGTGATTGTCATTTCCTCACGGTTCACTACGATATTGGCTTTCTTCTGTTCGATAGTGTCAATTCGCTTTGTGAGCCAGTCAAGAGGCGTGGAGAGTACGCCTGTCACGTTGATACTTTCGGGTTCTTTCAACTCCAACTGCTGAACTTTGGGCGCAACACCCTCACGCAGTATTACTTCGATAGGCTTTTCGCCTGTGTAGTTGCCGATATTAACGGCAATCTTTTCATTGTTTTGCTCCATTGTTTTGTTGTTTTACTTGGTGAATAACTTAATCTTCTGTTCCTGTTCTACGCACGAATTGCATAACGGTACGCTGTCTTTCTTCGGGGGTAATCGGTCTTTCCTCCAACTTGTAACCCTCTGGCGAATAAAATGCAGTCTTTCCCTCGTCCACATCTACGAACTTGAAACAATCGCCCTTTACATACTCGCCTCTTGCTTTGAGTTCATCAAGGATTAAGCCTCGTCTTTCAAGCAACGGCTTTATGCGTCCCTTGTAGTCGGCTCTGATTTCAGCGAGTTTATCTTCAAGCTCTGCCACTTGGATAGACACGTTTTCAAGTTCTTCACGCCTTGCGTTCACTTCGTGCTGTTCAAACTTGCGTGTGTAGCTACGTTCCACAATTTGGTCGCAGTTGTCACGCAATAGCTGTTCCCTTTTCTCTACGGGTTCATCAGCAAACATTAAATCTTGCATAACTTATCTTGTTTTGGTTAAACTTACTTCAAGCGTTCACCCACAGAGAAATTGAAAGCTATTGCCTCCGCCCACAGCTCCAAGAACTGTTTGCCAAAGTATTCAGCCTTTTCTTCTGTGTCAAGGCACAAGCGGAAGCCACTGTACGCATACGAGTACGAGGAACGAACAAGCGCATTCAGAGCACCGAAACCCGCAGTCGCACCACCAGTCGCAGGAGCAGACAGCAGGCAACCCCTTTCTTTATCGCTCATACCGTCAATCTCACTTTGGTTGTAAAGTGCAAACCAAGGATACCAGTAAATGCGATTTCCATCGGGGTCGGGATATACCTTAACCTCACCACCCCAAAGAGCCTTGCAAATCAGCTCCAATTTCATTTGGGCGATTATGTGCTTTGGCACACCAGCCTTTGACAGCGTTTCTTCATCTACACTTTCGCCCAAAGCCTTGCAAGCATCCGCATAAGAGCGTATAGACTTGTAATCTTTAAGACTTGGCTTGTTATCGTCTGTCGGCTCTATCTTGCCAAACAGAGCCACAAGCACTTTCTTAGTGCTTTCGTCTGCCACTTCAAAGGCAGCTTTAAGGTTGCTTTCGCTCACCTCAATCTTTTTGCTTTCGTTGTTCATCGCTTAATCTTTTAAGTTTCTGAATGTTCTTTCTTGTTATTCTCATTGCGTTGTACACCCTTGTACTTGTGTCCTTGGGCAACAACTCTAAAATCATCGGAATGTGCCTTACCAAGTCAGTAACCACGTTGTTAGGTACTTGTATCATCGCTTGTTCTCCAATATTTATCGGGGTCGGGTATTTCAATTCCAAGGTATTCACGCCCATACTCACGCAGTTTCTCGCAATAGGTGGAGAATGTCAGCGTGTCCATTGTTGCAGTTGATGTCGGAAACTCCACAATCTCGCCTGTATGCCTGTTTACCACACTGTCCTTGGCAAGCATATTCTTGAAGTATTCGTGTACTTGCTCAACACTCACAAACTCCCAACCAGCCTCCAAGAGTGCATCAAGCAGCATGGGGTATATGCAACCCCACAGCCATCCGTTTTGGTCGTTTGAGCGTGGCTTGCGCATCCGCTTAACCTCAATCCTATACATTCCGTCACACACTTGCCTAAACCATTCGTAGAGCGGTTGCAACGTGAACAATCCTTTTCGTTTTTCAACCAAGACCTTTGCCATATCAGAACTTTGTAATGTCAATATCCATATTTGGAGTGGCAGCATATACGGCTTTGCCCGTCTGCCTTTCGATTTCAGATACAAATTTCAACCTGTCGCTGTTGTGGTCAGACAAGTGCAAAAGCACTATGTTGTACACGTTGGCAAGGTCTAATTCAGAGAGTACCGCCTTGCACGTTTGCAGTTCCATGTGCGAGTTTGGCAAGCGGTCTATTTGGCTTTTGGGCGTTACTCCAGCATTGACAGCCTCAATGAGCTTTGGCATTGAATAGTTGCACTCAATCAGAACGTGGTTAAGCCTTGGAAACAGGCTAAGACATTCGCAACTGTCAGTGAGAAACATTATTCGCCCACATTCGGGGTGTTCTATGAGATAACCGACACAAGGCACATCGTGGCAAGCGTTGAACGGCAACACCTTGAACCGCCCAAGTTTGTAGCCGTGTTTGGGAACAATGGCAACAGAGCGTGAACCCCATACGCCTTTGTTTTCCCAAACA